TTATCAATTTCTTTAATCCCTAAATGTTTTGCTCTTCCAACTCCATTTTTGTATCTGTCAAGAAACATTGCCGTTGTATAAACTTTATTGTAATTCATTTCATAGAACGTATCTTCACAATTAATTGCAGATATAGGGTCAACGTAATCATCCCAATCTAAACTAAAACTATATGATCTTAATAAATCAAAATAACCTTGTGGAAAGAATGTGAAGTCAAATTGTTGTGGTTGTGTATTATCAACAGGATTTGAATCTATTGATATTAAATCACCAACATTAACAGGTATAACCATAGTATCTCCATAATATGGTAGTCCGTTAACATAAACGGTAAAAGTATCGGAATTAGTCTTCCCATTAAATAGTAACCCTCCTTCAGTAAATGGAGGTAAGGGATTACTTGTAATATTACCAGCGGTGGTATTAAATATTGTTGAAACCGCTGAAGTTGGATTAAACGGGTCTGTACCACTGTTTGTCCAACCATATTCTTTAATATTTGGAACTAAAAAATTTGCTCTCTGAAAATCATTTTGTAGTCCACCCTCATTATTCCATTTGAATTTAAAACGATATTTACCTTTTGTTGGTATTCCTTTTGTTGGGTCATTTGAAATTACTTGTTCTCCAAATTCATTTGTAATAATGTAATCCAAATTCATTGGTACGTTTGCCAAAAATGATCCGTCACCATCTATTATTTTACCATCTTGTTCAAACTTATACTCTTCAAGGATTGGTAAATTAATTTTATCAGGGTATATTGTTTGTCTAATAGATAATATTTGGCCAGGACCAGAAGTTAATTCACATAAATTTCCTGTATTATTTTTTGGTTTACAATTTGTTTTAAGTGAATCTTCATTAGTTGTAGAAATAAGAGACCCAATAAAAATAGCGGTAGGATTAATTGTTACGTTTGCTTCATTAGTTAAATCAAAATCAACTCTTGTAATACCTATTTGACAAATGTCTTCTTGACCCCAAAGAGGTGATATATCAACATTTTTATTTACTGTTTTTATCTGTGGTAATTCATTTAAATTTGATGAAGATTTGAATTTTGCTCCGTTAACTTGTGTTTGAGTTGCTTGACCCGCATTAATTAAATCTTGTGGTGTTAATGAAAAACATCCAATATCCGATAAATCAACATCCATAAAAACGGTTTGAGTTCCAATTGGAACTCCAAAAATCATATAGTCACCACTATCATTTGTTTTTACGGTATATTTGTAATATTTGTCATAAACCTCAATATATGTTTGGTCTATTAAAACTTCTTCCCTATTTGGAAATGTCCCTGTTGCGGAATGAACACTATATGATGGGTCATGAGGTAATAAATTGTATCTATACCCTAACTCATTATTATCTGATAATGTTTTATATGGATATAATTCAGATATTGTGGGATTTAATTCATCTTCAGGTGCAAGAGGTATGAATATAGAAACTTTAGCGTTTGGTAACCCAAAACCACCATTTACAACAACTCTACCGACTACAACCCCATAGTCAGAACATACCTTTGTATAAAGGTCTGATTGATTTATTTTTAAAGATAGGATCTCTAAAAAATCAAAATCTTGGTCTAATTTTACATTGATGTATTTGTCAACCCCTACTTGAGTCCTTATTCTATATGATTTTGGCATTAAAGTCTTTTTTGATAAATAGTTTATTTCCTATTTTCAAAAAATAGTTCTAATTAAAAAAAAATAAATTATTAGGAAAAATTAACCGTACTTAAATTGATGACCCTAACATTGATGTCTTTGTTAGGAAATCTAATTTGATATATTTGAGTAGGTTCAGCAAAAATTGTATCTGCAATTAATTGAATTTGTTTAGTTGCCGGATCTGAATATTTTTGAGATGTTTGATTTGACGAATATTGTCCCCCAACTTTATTAAAGAATTCCATATCAGAAATACTTATTATTCCATTTTCCGCTTGGATTAATCTTCTTAATTCAGATACCACAACATTTTGACCTAATTGTCTTGTTGTAGGACTAAAGTATGTTGTGATAATATCAATGATTTTAGATACAACCGCACCTTGATTTTGACTAGCGTCTAACACAACATCAACATTAACCGCCAAATCAATTGGGTTTGCACTTTCTATTGAAATGTAATCATTAATCATCCTATAATTTGATAGGTAGTTTGCAACATTAGTTTTTAATGTATTAGAAACCGTATCAGTTAAATTACCACTTGTGTCGTAAGATAACATTTTTATCTTTATCATATTATTCTCTTCAGTAATTGCAACTTTTGCTGGTGCTCCGAACTGAGATGGCATTGTTCTAATAATTGATTCGTAATCATTTATTGTAACCGCTCTGTTTTGTGCTGAGAAGTTATATGATACCATATTTCTTACTTCTTCAAGTGTTGGTGCGTTTGCCCCTCCAATTGCCGCAGTAACGTTATTACATTTTAATGTATTAATAACAGATCTGTTAATACTTTCCGATGGACCATTAACAAAGAATGAAACAGTACCAATTTGATTGATTACATTAACACCTAAATTAGTTGCTTGTCCACCACCAACTCTATATTGTATAAACAATGTTGTGTTTGACTTTAGAGCCGCACCTAAAGCTAAATTGTTAGAATATTTATTTAAATCAAATCCTTTACCTGATCTTGCAAAATCTCTAAGTTGTTCTTCAGCAGAAACATTACCACCACCAAATGTCATTTTTAAATAACCTTCAGGTGTATACTCAGATGTAAATTTAGTGTTAGTCAAAATATATCTACCAACCTTAATACCAGGTTGATCAGAAACTTTAGTTGGGTCTTCAATGAATACTCTGTCTTCAGCAAGTGCCTTAACTTCATACCATCTATCGTTTAACCCTAAAAAGTCCTGTGGATTTGGAATTGTATTAAATTGAGTTCCATCTTTTAAAAGGACACTTGTTATACCTAAAACATTTTTTTCAGGTAAAAATAATTCAAAGAATGGTTTTACATCGTTTGGTGTAATAACTCGTTTAAATACTTTTGTAAACCCGTTTACAACAACTTCCCTTTTTACAATGTTATAATTTAATATTTTACCATTAGCATCAAAGTTAGGTATCTTTAATCTATTTAATGTTCCTTCAGAATTTATTGCCGAGGCAAAATCAATATCGTAAACAGTTTCAAATGGTTGACCAGCACCACTTACTTGGGATCCTCTCCTTAGAATACCACAATATCTTAAATCTTCTCTATCACCAAATGCGGGAACCGTTATTGAGAAATCTACTAATGCCACCGAAGGTCTTTGACCCGGAATTTTTAACCCGTAAGTCTTAGCGATATTATATACTGAAGATTTTTGTTGTGCAAATTGTAATACCGTTTCTTGAATACTTCTATCAATATTAAATTGTAGGTTATCTGTAACGGCAGCATTTAAATCTAACATTACTGAGAAAACTCCAGCGTCGTTAAAGTTCTGTACTAAATCAGGATAATAAGTACGGGTAAAGTTAATTAACTCAGTTCTTATTCCTTGGAAATCTCTAGTTGTGTATGATATTTTTTTCTCAGCCATATACTATTAAATATTGATAATAACAAAATCACTACTTTCAAAGGCTTGATTTGTTACTTTATAGTCTATTTTAATTTTTGCGGTATGTTCTTTTTCACTTATACCTTGTACTTTAAATTCTCTTTCTCCATCAGGATTAATAAAAGTACCCTTATTTTCCTCACCTAAAGAAGCGTCGGTTATTGAGATATTTGTTATCTGTACACCAGGCATATATCTTTCAACAGAATCCCTAATTTCACCTTCAATTTCACTAAATGTAGGTCCATCAAGAGGTTCAAAAATATATTCATACAATCTTGTTCCAAAATCAGGAAGATAATATCTATACCCTTTTCTAGTTAACAATAAATGAATTAAATTACTTCTTACTTCTTCTTCAGTTGTATCAGAAATATCTAAATATTTACCAACGTAAGATTCCCTAAAAGGAAAATTTATTCCGTATGTTATTCCATTTGCCATATCTTATAAATATAGTATCTATGTGTTTTGAATAAATACATCTAAAATAAAAAATCACGACCTAAGTCGTGATTCCTTTAACGTTTTACTCCCCTTTTCCCAATTGGGTTCATATGGACAATGTAAACACTTGCTTCCGCAACAACTACCCCTACGTTTATGATAGTCTTCGGTCATAACAATCCTACCTTGATTATTATAGTAGAAATCGTTTGGTTGTAATTTTGGACCAAATTCTCTAACATACAACTGTTGTACCCAATCTTTAGATGCTCCTATGTTCATTTTATTTAAGAAATTTCACATCCATTAGCCCCACACGCAACTTCACCTCTTAAGTCTGTATTGTCCTGTAATTCAATTACTTTTGTAAGATCCACATCTTCCAATGCACTTAACAATTTGTTAAAATCTTCTTCAGTACAATCCTCAAACGGTGCTTGAGTGTAAGTTCCTCCGTTATATGGTAACACTGATAAACCATTATAGAATTTTCTATTGTTCCACATCCAATCACCTACCAAGTCCCACTCGTCTTCTTTAATCGAAACCGTTGCAGATACGTTATGTGTGTTTTGACCCGTTCTGTGTCCATTTCTAACCCACTCTTGCGATACCTTCTTAACACGTTCCAACATTTGAAATACGGATTCGTGTCTAAGGATTGATCCTAATGGTGATTTTTGTGGAATTGAGATAACTGCCGTATCGTGAGGACGGAAGAACTCATCTTCTACTAACTCAGGATGGTTAATTGCCAAATAAGAATAGATTGCTTCGTTTTTACCAACACGAATTCTTCTTAAATAAAAGTCATTGTGCCATGCGTGGATACCTGAAGAAGTTCCCAACACCAATGATGATGTCCCTGATGGTTTAACGGTTGTTGACCTTGCCGATTTGTTGATACCTATAAGTTTTGCAACTCTTTCGTTTTCAAGTTTAACCATTTCAGCCGCTGATTTCATATCATAACCTAAAACAACACCTGAACCAATTCCTGTCATTCCAACACCAATAAGTGCGTCTTTCTCAGTTGTTCTTTTCCATACATCTCTTAAGTAATGGAAGTCAGTGTATCCCGCTTGTAATGTTCCGATAAACGCTGCCCCTTTAACTCTTTCCTCAAAATCTTCTTGTGATTCAATGTCAGACGCATTTACTTCACATAAGTTACAGAATTGATTAGGTCTAAGTGCGATCTCACAACATGGATTGGTTCCCCAATCTTTGTCGTTTGACAAGTAGATACCAGGTTCACCTGCTCCTGATAACTCAATTCTTTTCCAAAGATCCATGAAAAATTCTTTAGTGATTTTGTGACGAAGAAGTACTGCCGAGTTGTTAGCTCTACCTCTTTGTGCGTTTTGTTCCCACCAATTTCCTGACTTACAAGAAATCATTTCCTCATCATCAGCGGAGAATAATGAAATTAATGCCGCTCTTCTGATTCCACCTGCTAATACCGCATCTGCAATATGACATACAATATCGTGAGTTTCAATAGCTGATAATTTTTCACCATCTTTTTTGTTTTCAAACACTTTTGTAATATTATGAACACAATCTTTAAGTGGTTGAGGTCCAGGTGCTTTACCTCCTGAAGTTACCAATAATGCTCCTTTATGTCGGATATCGGAGAAATCAAATATAGGTGTTGATGATTTAACACCCAAATAGGATTCAACTAATACTTTAATTGCGTCTGCCCATCCCTCAATACTATCACCAATAAGGTAACGTCTTGTTCTTGTTGGGTTTGGTTTTTTAATCTCAGGTAATTTATCAACGTGGTGTTTTTGTACTGAAAATCCAACACCTGTTCCTCCTAACAGTAAGAACATAGTCTCAGAGAACGCATCTGGATGGTCAATCGGCATGTAAGCACAATTGTAAACTCTGTTTGGTGAAATTTCAATAGGTTTCCCTCCAAATTGCAATGATCTCATTGATGGAAGAATTTTCTTACCATATACCATTTTGTATACGTTTTCAATTTCTTCTTTAATTTGGGGGTATCTCTTTTGGTGCATCTCCTTATTTCTTGTTACCAATTCTTCCCATGTTTCCCGTCTATTTAATTCGGGAATAAATTTAGCGTATTTCATATACACTGTAATATCACTTAAAATTTTTTGTGAAATATCCATTTTTTAATTATTTGTTTGTTTGTTTATTTAATTTTTTTGTTCTCTTTGTTGTCTTTTTTCTAACAACTCTTTAACTCTTAATCGTTGTCTTTCTTCTTTTTGTTCTTCCAAACCTAAGAAAGTCATAGAACTATCGGTGTCAATGTCTAACATTGCATTATCAAATTTACAATTCTCAAATACAACTCCGTCATCACCAACCCTTGATTTTGTAATTGCTATTGTTGCTAATTTCATTTCTTTCTGTTGAAGTGTTTTTGCAACCGTAATAATGACATGACCAACTTGTGCCTTTTTAATTGATCCACCCATTTGATCAGTTGTTACAACCTCAGAAGAAATAGAACTTCTATTACCTTGTGTTGCAGTCCATCCAACTAAATCCATTTCGTGACACATTGCTTCAAATGCTCTCATTACAGACCCCTCACTCTTCCATTCATCACCTAAATTCCTATCAGGAACAACACAGTCAATGTAATCAAGTAATACCATATCAATCTTATTACCATCAGCAACCATCTTTCTGATTTGATTCTTAATTTGTGACATAGTTACCGTATCAGATGGTAACTTAGTCATAATTAACTTATTTGACATAGATTCCTCAATATCTTTAACCTTTTTGATAACTTCGTCTCTTTTTTCTGATAATTCATCAGGATGAATCTTAGTCCAAAGTGTGTAGTGTTTTCTTTGAATTACCTTTGGGTT